ATGTATCATAGTGATACAAAAGTCTGTAACCACCGTTACTGAATATAAGACAAATGTTAAGGATTACAGATAATCCTTACGGGTATGATGTTCTGGAACTACCTTTCCAAGTCTGATAACCAAGAGTCCCTCTTCGAAGGTAACTTCCCGTACTTCTGTGTCGTCGGATAAAGTCCACTCTCGTTGAAAACTTCTTTGAGCCAGTCCCTTGTGGATAAACGTCTTGTCTTCTGTCTCAGATTTTTGTCCCTCGACATAAAGTTTTCCATACTCCGTGAAGACATTGACTTCCTCCTTTTTAAAACCTGCTAAAGCAATCTCTAGTAGGGATTCTACATTATTTAATTGAATAAGATTGAAAGGTGGGTAATTCGTTACAGAATGATTAAGAACTCTGTCGAAATAGTCATCTAAACCAATACTATTCTTAGCGATTTTATCCATCAAGGTAGAAAGATCAGCAGCATGATACTTCATGAGATTAGTCATTATGGTAGCTCCTTTAAAAGCGAGTTTGTGTTGTGTGGACCCTTTCGGCATCCAATATTATTTAACTACAAAACGAAAAAAAGAGGAACAGTAAAAACCGTACCTCTTTTAGGGTGTTCCGACTTGTAGAGTGCCGCACGAATGGCACAATCTATTTATTCAACAGTTTCGACTTTTCCCCTTTTACCAATATTATATTTCTGTTCCAATGTCCAATCATCCTTATCCTTGTAAGACAGGACTTTAATTTGATTCAGAGGTGCAATATCAACAATAGAGTCTTCATTGAGGATACTAATAAGTCCCCAATCAGAAAGCAACTTAGTAATACGATTCCTACGCTGAACATCATTAATAGTAAGGTTAGCGTATTTCCCATCCAGAGCAAATAACTCCTTGAAGTGAACAATGTAATACTTACCTTGTTTATGGAGAATATGACAAGATTGATAAAGCTTCTTTTCCTTTCTAGAAGCAACACCAATACGAGTCAAAGTCTCTCTAACCTTGAGAAAATCATCAGGTTCATTCAGTTTGATCTCGACCATTTTGTCTTGAGACCAAGTAACCTGAGGTTCAGCTGTCTGTGTCATTTTGTACCACCAGTATCAAGTCGTTGTTTGATAAAATCAATTTGTTCATTAGATAGAATTTTCAGAACTTGAGATGCTTTTTCATTATTATAACCATAATAACGTTTTACATACTCTAAATCTGACACTTTCTCCTTTCTTAACCAAGGAGAAAATCTCTTCTTCTTTCTCAAAATATTTATATAAAAGTTATATTGCATATCTTTGTCTAAGAAATGATACCTATTCATTTCATTAGCAAACATCACACAATCAAGGTGTCCCGAAAGACATTTGTTAATAATATATGGTGGATACTCTCGTGAAAGAGTAGGATCTTCATCAAGGATATTCTCCTTGGTGAAGTTAATAGAATTCAGCCAATCCTTAAGTTCCATAACAAAATAAAAATTCTTTTACAAATTTTTCAGACCTCTCTTCTCCAAAATTACTTTTGAGATATCCAGCAACTGGATCGAGTTTGGTCATGTAATTATCAAAATCTCTGTACTCAGACGTATCCGTACCAGAGGGTTTTTTAAATTCTAACATATCTTTGTACTTAGACAGATATGTCTTGAATATATCAAGATGATCATCCACCTCTTCAGAAGTACATTTTGCAATGTATAGATTATCAGAGAAATGATTTCCTGGTTCAAAGAAACGAATGCCACCTTCACACTTTGGAAGACCATCTACAGAGAAACGATAGTTCTCTACAGGATGTTGAAAGTCAAAAGTAATCACCACTTTCTTAGGAAAAAACATCATCAAGTCCATACCCAAACATGGAAGATTTTCTCCCGTCTTAGGATAGATGATAGTGTTATAGATACAGGTTTTCTCATTCCAGATCTCAACTTCTCTGGACTTGAGAATATATTCATCATTATATAACTTGGCAGAAAGGTTTAGATTTTTACCTTCCCAGTCTGCCCAGTCACAAATATTTTCCATATTGGGAAAAGTTTCCCACAGAACTTTCTTATAGTTCTTCCAAACATTATTCATCAGAGAATAAGTTTTTTGCTGGGAGTTTGGATTGGTGAGAACATCTCTTCATACTTTTCTACCAGTTCGTCATTCACATTTGCAATGTAAACGATCCACTTCTTATTGATCTCCAATTCTTTCTCCTCACGTTTAAGAAGAGGTGAATAAGGAGCAAATCCAAGTTGTCCGTTACCCTGATTAAAGGCAACGATAGGGTTCATTAGGACAAGGGTCTCCTCTTTATCTTCAAGAACATCAGAAACTACATCCTCACCTGAGGACATTCGAATAACTTTCACATTCATTTCAAATCTCCATTACTTAAATTGGCATTCCACCATTATCTCTGTCAAACATGCCAACATATTTATTTCTTGGTCGGCAACGAAAGAACTCTGATACTGATACTTTGCAATAATTAGAACAGCAGCAGCGATCCCACTACCATCCAACTTAGAATAAATTCCATCGTAAACACTACGAAGAAGAACATGAGCATCGTTATCAAGATTATCAACGACCCACTTTCTCACTTTAGAGAAATCTTTGTCCTTTAGACTCTTAAATAACTCATCGGTTTTAACATTTGTGAAGGCGGCAAGAATACCAGTATCAATCTTACCACTGACAGAATATCGTTGAAGTTCATTCAAAACACGTCTCCAGTCGGGGAAATGTTTCTGAATGAGTTCTACCAAGACCTTGTTATCATATTCAACACCTTCTGTATCCAAGATTTGTTGGAGACGTGTGAAGAACTTTCCTGCAAGGGACTGACGCTCTTTTCCTTTGATGGAGAAGTCAACGACTGCACAACGGGAGTGGAGGGGTTCAATAATTTTGTTCTTGTAGTTACAGGTAAAGATGAATCTACAATTACCAATAAATTCCTCAGTAAACGCCCGTAGACAGAGTTGTACATCTGGGGTTGTGTTATCTGCCTCATCAATGATGATGACTTTGTGTTTAGCAGTTGACGAAAGTGATACGGTCGAAGCAAAGTTTTTCGCATTGTTTCGGACAGTATCAAGGAATCGACCTTCGTCGGATCCATTGATGACATAAAAATCTACCCCCAGTTCATTACAGAGTGCTTTTGCTACGGTAGTTTTACCACAACCAGGTGGACCAGAAAGAAGAAGATTAGGAACCTCACCTTTCTCTACAAATTTTTGGAAAGTATTCTTGATTCCATCAGGGAGAATACAATCCTCAATAGTCTGGGGTCGATAAGACTCAACCCACACAAATTCATTACGACTCATCAGGTTTCCTCAAATAAAAAGATCCATCACCTCTATCAATCCATTCTAACACATCACCTTCTTTCCAACCAAGTTCTTCCATCATTTCTGGTGGAAAAGTGAGAACACCATCCTCATCAATAGTTAATGTTGTTTTCATACCCATTCTGGTTTCCTTGATGGTATACGTAGGTAATTATCCTTTACCCAAGGTTTAGAAGAAATATACATTTTATATGCATCAAATGTAGAAATACTAGTATCAAACTTGTACTCCTCAGGCATTGCCCTCACAAATGGTGTTGTCTCTTTTCCACTACGACCTTGTGGATCTGCTGTGGGAAAAATTTGTTTTGCAACAATTAGTGTTTTAAAACAAGTATGATGTTTTCCATACCTCAGTTTGTATTCATCACACAATGCAATTCCATGTTGAATCAACCATTGCCAGTTGTTAACAAACTCACTTGCCCATTTTGTACAGGGATGATTACGGAATGCACCTTTTTCAGTACTGTAAGGTGTTCCATCTGCTTTAGGTAAAGTTCCAAATCCATGACCCCACTTATCAGAAGCAACGATAGAGAGCATCTGACAGGTCTCTAGGGGCATCTTGACAATATGTTTGTCAGGTAAGACCCTTGCGCTCTCCCACGGATTCGAAGAAGTCACGAAGATATTCATCAGTAAAAAATTGCATAAGATAAGACACACCCCAGTCTAATGTACCAGGTGGAAACACGTCAACGTTTTCCTCAAGAATTTTTTTGGCATCAAGAAGTCTTTGCATACCACAAACTTGTGCAGATTCCTTTGAGATTTCCATAAACTCTTTGTAGTCATCTTCATTGTTGTGTTTGACGCCACTTACATAAAGTTCTCTTGCTCTACGTAATATTTCTTCTGTATTGGGTTTGAAGGTAATTGTTTCTTCTTTAAGAGGAATAGTCATGTTTTTCATACATGACATACTAAACTTCATAACCTCTCGTGTTATTTCAACAGAAAAGGAATCTTCAGTCTGATCACGAAATGAATGCTGAATGATACCATTTGTACATTCCATGACCCTGAGAATAGCAATCTTGTTTAGTTCACTATCAGTTAATTCATTGAATTTTTCTTTCCAGTTGGTCATGATAAGGGTCTCGTAAATTGTTCACTTACTATATCAGTGGCACACATCATATCATACATGTATGTCACTGCAGCACGTGGAACAGTGTGA